TCTTGTGTTCTTGGTTGTTGCAGGGTTTTTTGGTTGGACAGCATTTTTTGTAATGGTTGTTTCTAAAATGATTGCGTCAGTTATTGTTTGGTTATCTTTAAAATGATTCATTATCACGGCACTCCCATAACACCCAACGTTGAACTGTTAAAGATGGCTGGGAAAAATTTCTGTGTTAGTTATGCTAATCCATTTAATGCAGAATGGTGTTTTAAAAATGCTCAATCTGTTATGTGGGATAATGGTGCGTTTACTTCTTACACCCAAGGTAAAGAATTTGATTTAAAAGGTTTTATATCTTGGGTTGAGGAGTTTCTTTATCCCCCGCATTGGGGGGTAATACCCGATATAATTGGTGGGACGATACAAGATCAAAAAAAGTTAATGATACAATGGCCTTACTCTAAAGAACTTTCTGCTCCTGTTTGGCATATGAATTTATCTATAGATTGGTTACTTGAAATTGCAGACAATTATCCAAGGTTTTGTTTTGGTTCTTCAGGGCAATATTGGCAAGTTGGTTCTGATGTTTGGGCTAACAGATGTGATGAAGCCTGGAATGAATTAACTAAAAGAGGTTTTCGACCTTGGGTACATATGATGCGAGGGCTTTCTTTATGTGGAGATGTTTGGCCTTTTGCTTCTGCCGATAGTACAAATGTCGCTAGAAATTTTAAAAACATAGGGCAACAAGTTTGTCCAGAGAGAATGGCTAGAAGAATTGATTCAGTTCAATGTTGGAAAAAGTGGTTAATAAAAGAAACACAAATGTCTTTAATTTAGAGGTAAATATGAAACGAGAAGAAATACTACAAAAAGCAGAGGGCTACATCAATGGTCCCAGAGCCAAGGACTATGGTGACGCAACCGTAAACCACATGCGTGTGGCAAGGTTATGGTCGGTGATCCTTGGACAAGACATAACAGTTGACCAGGTGTATTTATGCCTGGTGCAATTAAAGGTATCACGTTTGATCGAGACACCAGAACACGAGGACAGTTGGGTGGACATCTGTGGCTACGCTGCACTGGGTGGAGAAGATTAATGGCAAGAGACCGTAAAGACAAGAGTACAATAAATTATCTTGAGCGCATGGATATAGATATTATTGACAAGGATTGGAACATACCAACGGAGTATCCAGACCTTACAGGATATAAACAAATAGCCGTAGACCTTGAGACATGCGACCCCAACCTAAAGAAGTTTGGCCCAGGGTGGGCAAGGAACGATGGGTTTATCGTTGGCATCGCTGTTGCAGCAGGGGATTACTATGGGTACTTTCCTATCCGGCACCAGAACGGACACAACCTAGATCCAAAGGTTACGATGAAATGGTTCAAGAAGCAGATGGCAACACCTCACATAGATAAGGTCATGCACAATGCGACCTACGATGCAGGTTGGCTAAGTGCGGAGGGCGTTGATATACAAGGTCGGATCATTGATACAATGGTGACAGGAGCTATCGTTGACGAGAACAGATTTTCCTACAGCCTAAACAACTTAGGCCGTGATTGGATTGACATGAGGAAAGACGAGCGGCTGCTTCGAGCAACAGCAAAGGACTGGGGTATCGATCCAAAGGCAGACATGTGGATCCTACCACCTTCAACAGTGGGAGCCTATGCCGAGCAAGACGCCGTGATGACGCTCAAGTTATGGGAGCGATTGCGAATTGAATTAGACAAGCAGGAACTTTGGAACGTGTGGGAGTTGGAGACAAGCCTGATACCTTTGATGGTGCAGATGAAACAGAGAGGTGTTCGAGTAGACATTGACCAGGCGGACATAGCAAAGAAACAATTGCAAGTTAGAACCAAGGAGCTACGTGCGTTTATCAAAGACAAGACAGGCATAGAGATAGAACCGTGGGCAGGGGCGTCAGTCAAGACGGTGTTTGATAAGTTGGATCTAAAGTATCCTAAGACGGAAGCAGGGGCACCATCCTTTACCAAGCAGTACCTGTCCTCCCATCCACACGAAGTAGCCCAGGCGATTGTTAAACTGCGTGAGGCAGACAAAGCAGACAGTACATTCATTGACAGTATACTACGCTATGAGCACAAAGGTAGGATACATGCGGAGTTTCACCAACTTAGATCCGATGACGGAGGCACTGTAACAGGGCGGTTCTCAAGCTCCAACCCTAACTTACAGCAGCTTCCTGCAAGAGATCCTGTTATTAAGAAACTAATCCGAGGCTTGTTTATTCCTGATGAGGGGTGCAAGTGGGGATCGTTTGACTACGCAAGCCAAGAACCAAGGCTCTTGGTGCACTTTGCAGCAAGCCTACCGGACTCACGCAAGCACTCGATGGTTGATACAATTGTGGATGAGTACCACACAGGAGATGTGGATCTACACCAGATGGTGGCAGACTTTGCAGGGATCACACGTAAGGAAGCCAAGACCGTGAACCTTGGGATTATGTACGGAATGGGCGTGGCTAAGTTAGCCAACCAGTTGGCTGTCACAAAGGAGGATGCGAAAGAACTACTTGAAACGCACCACACTAAGGCTCCTTTTGTTAAAGGCCTAGCGGAGATTGCAAGCGCACAGGCACAGAACCACGGCGTTATTCGCACACTCTTGGGACGCAAGTGCAGGTTTCATCTTTGGGAACCCAAGAGCTTTGGGTACAACAAACCTATGAGTCTTGAGGATGCCAAGAAAGAATACGGTATGAACTTGAGACGCGCCTTTACTTACAAGGCTCTGAACAAACTTATACAGGGCAGTGCTGCTGACCAAACTAAGAAGGCAATGGCGGACTGCCATAAGGAAGGCCTTGTTCCAATGCTCACGGTGCATGACGAACTGTGCTTTTCAGTAGAGAACCAGGAGCAAGCAACGAGGATCACGAAGATTATGGAGACGGGCTTGGATCATGTCCTCAAGGTTCCCTCTAAGGTAGACGAGGAACTAGGAGATAACTGGGGCGAGGTTGGTTAGGTGTTGAGTCGTCTAGCTATCTGAGCATTTGCTGCTTGAGAGATAGGGTCTGATCCTAACAACGATGGATCAACATTTCTACTCACAGGGGTTGGAGTAAAGCTTGATGGTCTTGTATTTTGCGGACTGACAGGAGTTGGAGTAAAGCTTGACGGCGGAACTTGAGCACTCACAACAGGTTGAAATGTTGTATTAGACTGAACATTATTTGTACTCACTTGTTCTGGCTCTTCGTTTTTTAAAAAACGTCTTTTTCGATACTCTTGTCTTAGTGTGTTTATTTCTTGTCTAGGAAACAACGAACGTGTTCCTGTGTCGTTCATGTTTCTGTAATGATTTTTATTTATTTCAAAAGGTTCAAACCTTCCTCTCATAATACCATCAACACCACCGATACTGTAACGTTTAAATACTTTTCGGATCTCATTATCTCTAACACCCATAGTTCTAAGATCTTCAATCATTTGATGATACACTTTATCAGTCTTAAATTTTGCCTCATTAGCGTCTGTATATTTTTTTATAAAACTTCTAGGGGTAGCATTAAAATTATTTGTTTCACCGTTAAAAATACGTTTAGCATCTGTTTGCTCTCTTTGAAGCTCGTATGCTTTATATCTAAGACCTTTTTCTGGTTCAAACTTTAAAGGAGTTACTCCTAAAACTGTCCTAATTAATTGTTCTGTTAAATCTTTTTCTACTCCAGTTCTGGTTTTTGGACTAATTATATTAGGAGCAAAAGTGCCTACAAACCCACGAGCAAAATTGCTAGGTTCAATTTCTCCACGACTTACCTTAACTGGAATAACACTTGGTAGAACACTGCCAAAAATATGAGTAAGACCTTTAGCACCTTTTGTCCCTAAAGAATCTTGTGGATTATATACTTCTGCTCCTGTCATAGTTCTTCCAGCTCTTCCTGCCATTGCCTCTGGAAGCACATCTATTAATGCTTCAGCAACCATTGATTGAGAAAGAAAAGGTTCCGCAGTTTCTTTTAATGCTTGACCTATAACATTTGCCGTAATTACTGGTACAGATTGATCTAATTTATTTCCAGTTCCTATAGCATTCATAGCACCGTTAAAAGCTCTCACAAGAGTGTCATAAGGATTAGAAGTGCTCCAATTTATATACTCTATATTGCCTTCTTCATCTTTCCCTGTAGGAATTAACGTAGCATTTTTTTCCCAGTCTGCAGCAAAGGAACGTTGATAAGCCTTCATCTCATCTCTACCAACACCAGACAGCTTATAAGCAAGAGTTGCTAAAGTAGGAGTAAGAACACCAAAAGTTGTTATAGCCCCAGTTAATCTTCTAATTCCAATTTTTCTTACTCCAGGTATTTCTGAAGCAAACTCATCTAAACCTTGTTTAAGTGTGTTGAATCCTGTTCTATAAATCTCATATGGAAAAGTTATAAAGTTACCAACAGGAAGTTTTCTTGCGGCTCTAATAATTTCAGGAGCTTTGTTGTAGTTTGGAACAGTTTCTCTGACAATTGAAGCAGCACGATCTTTAATTAAGTTTTTAATTACAAGGTCAGGATTAGAGGAATTAAGAGCACTACGTTGCATTGCTTTTTCTACGTCAGTAAGATTAGAGGTTAAGTACTTAACTTTATCTTCCATACTTAATGAGTCTAAAGCATTTCTTAATTTGTTTTGTTCAAATGTATAATTGTAAATTTTCCAAAGATCATCTGAGGCAGTGTATACATCTTCTGCTTTTTTTAAAACTGCCGCACCTTTTTTAACAGCTTTTATGTCAGTTATTTTTTTACCAAAAAGACCTTCTACTGCACTACTAGCATTTGATTCTCTATACCCAGCACCCTTTCTAAGCATGTCTTGTATCTCACGTACTTCGGCTTGAGTTCCCAAAACACCTCGCCTGTTCATGTCTGCCAGCTCTTCTAACAGTTCATCTGTAGGCCTAGAACTAAGATCAGCTAAAACTAATCTAAGAGAATCATATAAGTTTGCCCCTTTACCTATATTTCCTTGAGCGGCAGCAAACAAACTTGCACTTAAAAGATTTCTTACTTGGGTTACCGGAGATAAAATTGTTTTACTATATTGAGAACCAGCTTTAACTTTTAAAAACCCTCCCCAAGCACTTAATGCCATTTGATTAATAACATCATCTGGAGCTAAAATGGAGTTTGTTAAATTTTTATATACTGTTTCAGGTACAACGTATCCGTATAAGCTACCCCACCCAGATCTGTTTAAAGTTTCTTCCACGCCTTCTGCAGCGCCTTCTCCCAGTAAGGTACTTCTTCCATTTTTTCCTCCTAACTGAACGTAATCTCCTGAGTCTAACAGTTCTTTTAATTGGGTCTGATTTAATTTTGTGGGATTAATAAAAAG